GAACCGTAGATCATCGTCTGCACGTCGCTCGTCGTCTGCGCAGCGCCTTGATGCGAGGTGAGCGTCGGGACCAGGCAATACGGCACAGCAAGTCCGCCGTCCTCTATGATGCCGATATTCGGGTTCTGTGAGTTCGGCGTGATTTTGTATACGGGAAGTTTGTTGTTTGTGCCGCGCACGTCGCCGAAAGCAATCAAATCCTGTTTGTTCAGATACAGCACCGCATTGCCGTATACGTTCGCGTCGCCGCCGTAAGACATGGTGATTAAACGGAGCGTGCGCTCGTTAATCTGTCCTTTCGAACCGTTCAGCAAGCCGTTTTCCGCAGTTGCCGTAAGCGTCTGATACATGGCGTCGGACGCATCGTCCTTTCCCGTTTTGATTTTCGTGACGATATCCTGCGCGAGTTTTACCTTTAATGCGATCATCGCCGATTCCGTTACCTTTTCGAGATAATTCAACGGCGTGGTCTTTTGCAGTTCCCGCGACACATAAGTAGTGACCGCAACATTCTTCGGCGTTATCGTTACGCTGCCGAACGTGGGGTCGGATGCCGACTGCGCCTGCCCTTCCGTCTTAGCGCTCGCCGTCGGCGAGGCTTTCAGGAACGATTCTTTATACGCCCCCGCGCCTTCCATATTCACCGTCTGAACCTGATCAAATATCGTGATGAGTTCGTTGAACGGGTTCGCGATCCCGCCGACGAGCGTCGGTTTCGCAATTCCCGCCGTCGAGCTGGTTATGTTTCGCTTTCCCTCTTTCACCATGCCGACGATTTCTTCCGCGGCAATTCTGAACTGATTTTTGTTTTTAAATTCTTCCGCGCGTTTTTCAAAAGCCGTCCGCATTTCGCGTTGTTCCGGCGCCGTCATGTCGTATCTGAGCAGATCGGTGATCCTCAAATTTTTTTCGTCAAACATTTTTATCGTTCTTCCTCCCGAATTTTTTTTGTTTTCTTCGGATAATTCCGAAAGTTTATCGCGCAAAGCGGTCTTCACCGAAAGTTCCGCATCCAGCTTTTCCTTTTCGGCCTTGATTCCCGCAAGTTCTTCCGCCGTAATCGCGGAACGGTGTTCTTCAAGCTTTTTTCTCAGCGCTTCCTTTTTCGCCTTGATCTCTTCGATTTCAAGATTTGCGTTTCTCAATTCCTCGATAATTTTTTCCATCTGTTATTCCTCCCAGTTTTTTATTGTTTTTTCGATATCGAGCTTCAGATGTTCCTTTTTTTCTTCCTTTTCTTCCGACTCCTTGCGCTGTGAAGCGATCACGACTGTTTCCTTATATGCCGGGAATGGCGTTATCGTGATTTCGTGCAACGCGTCGAAATGCGTGATCGTTCTTGTGAGCGTTTTAGGGTTTATCTCATCGGAAAACTCAAACCAAAAACTCATGCCGTCCACGATCTTGGCCTCGATCAAGTTATACCAATCGCGGGCGTACTGCGTGTTCGGCAGCTCACATTCCATAAACAGTCCCGTTTCGTCGGGTTCAAGCCGCATATTGATTTTGCTTTTTCCCAAAACGTTGTCGGGATTATGCCCGACGAGAAGATAAACCTCGTCCAGATTCACGCCTTCAAGAGCCGTCGGAAGAATCGTTTCCGTAATTTCCCCGTACCACCAATCCCACACTTTTGTCGGCGTATTGTACAGGATCGGATATCCGCGGATAACGAGCTTTTTTCCGCTGCCATCCTCGGCGCGCACTTCGGTTTCAAAATTCACGGAACGAAATTCTTTCTTTTTATCATTCTTCTGCATGATTACCTCCTTTCGGTCCCGCCGCCGCGGGGTCTTTCGGTTCTTCCGCAGTACCCGCCGCCTCGGCAATCCCGTTTTTCGTCAACTGATATTCGTCGGCTTTCTCTATATTTACCGTATCCGCCGTAACGCGATACATTTGACCGTAACCTCCCGGAATCGGGGGAAGACCGATAATCTCCCGCATTTCGTCCAGATTCATCACGCCCTGCCGCGCAGCCACGCTGAACAACGCCGTTTTTGCCGAGAGCGTGCTGATCGACAGATTAAACGTGTCAAGTTCAAACCTGTTCCCGAATTCCTGTTCTCGTTTTGTAAAAAGTTTTGCGGTAAATTCCTGCTCCACCTGCCGCGCAATCGGTTCAATTTTGTTTTTGATAAACATTTCGTATTCGATTTCCGTCGCCTTATTGTTGATGATCGCGTCCGTGATTCCGAAATAGTTATATACGACGTTGATCGCAAATTGCATAAGTTCGCGGTTCACGTCGTTTTCCTGCCAGTTGATAGGAGTAATCTTCCATTGCGGGTCGAAATAAACGATGCCTTTTACAGTGTTATCGAAATTCACCTTTATATCGTCCATAGTTCCCTTTTTGTCCTGCGGTTTCAGATTTCCCTGCGCGCCTGCATTCGACTGCAAAATCGCGTGCGGCTTTTTCGGATCGGCAACATTGATCGCCTGCGCCGCCAGCGCTTGGATTACCGTTTCATAAAGGCCCAATTCGTTGCGCGTTCCGCCGCCTAACGTGGAAAAACGATTTACATAAATCAAATTGCCCACATCGTAAGTTTTCCCGATAGACATAAATTCGACGGTCGCGCGGTCGTCGTAAAGCTTAAACGCAAACTGATCGTTCGGCAGTACGTAGATTTGCTTCAATTCCCCCGTTTTTCCGTCAAATACAGGTTCGGCAAAAACGTTGCTGTTCACCAACAGCTGAGTGATGAAGTTCGACCAAAACTGCGCGGCGTTCTGTAAGGGGTTCGATTTCAACGTCAGGACGCGGGACGAAGCGTTTTCAAAATAAACAATATGTCCGTCTTTGTCCTTACGCTCGAAATATTTCGGAATGGAAACAAAAATTTGCGCAAACGTCTCAATCGCCGTGCGGACTTCGGGAATGTTGTATATATTGCTCGCGTAGTTATAGGCGAACCAACTGACGTTGCCGCCGTAATATTTGTTGATGATCGTCCGAAGTTCTCTATCCTTTTCCGCCCGTCTTAAAACGCGTTTGAAGAAATTTCGTATTCTGCCCATTGTTCCTCCTAAATCGTAAACAGCGCCGCGAGCGTCGCCTTATATTCGTCCAGCTCCTTTGCCCGTTGGTAAGCCGTAAAAGCGTTGAACATTCCGACTGCCCCGTCGATATGCCCCGTTGATTTCGCCTTGTGCGGCGAAAGATTGTTGTTCGCGTCCTGGCGTACTTTCAAATTGTAAAAGCAGTACGGGAGTAGTCTGTTCTGTTCGTCGTATTCGATTGCCCCCGATTCGAACAGGCTTTTTATTATCTTTATCGGTTCGGACAAGGTCCAGCCGCCTTGCGCAACTTCAGTCAAAATGCCGTAGTCGCGCACCGCCGTCTTATCTTCCTTGTTGTAAGTTACCTTTTCGTGCGAAAATCCGTTTTCCTGCATATCGGTCAGCCATTCTTTTGAAAGTGCGCGGTCGTATCCGATCTTTAAAAAATTTACCTGATATTTATCGCGGAGCATTACAAACCATTGCGTTACGTATTCCTTTTGAACGTATGCGCCCGGCGTTATGATCACGAGCCGCGCCGTCACTTCGTTATCGTCGTTCAGCCATTGCATGCCTGCGTATTGCTGTTTATCCCGTTCGCTGTTCCGTGCAAGCCGTCCTTCTGCGATAAAATAAGCTTGGATATAAATAAACTTTCCTTTGTCGGTCAGTATTTGCGCCGTAGCGTTGCACAGATCCGTCGTTTCCGCAAGATCCACCCCGCCGCAGGCATATGTATCTACGATCTCTTCAAGAAAAATCTTCCGCCGCGCCCGTGCGATATCGAGCATGTTGAAGTAATCGATAGCCGCGCCGAGCTGCCTGTTCAGATGCTTTGCGATAAACGTATTGAGCATCGCCGCATCCTTTTTCATGCTTTCGTATTGCGATTTCAAAAAAGAAAGTTTCGGCCGCCCTTCCTTCATTCCCGGATTTGCTTTCGTCCAGCAGTCGGGATTCGTATAATCGTCCGTTTCGTCGATTCCGAACATCAGCGCAAAAATCCGATCGTCGTGTCCGAATTTTTTCTTTTTCAGAATTTCGCAGTTTCTTTCGTACAATCTTTCGTAAAGGCTTGCGGGCGTAGTGCCTGCGGAGGATATAACGATCATCATCGGCTGTTCCCTCGCGCCCATGCCTGTTTTAAGCGCGTCGTACTGTGAAAAATGTATGATCTCGTGCGCTTCGTTGACGACCGCGGCCGACGGGTTATCTCCGTCCTTGCCTTTTGTCCGTCCGCTCAAATACTCGATGCGCCCGTCGTTATGTTTGCAAAAAATATATTTATCCGTTTTCTTTTCGGTAAATATCTTATTGAGCGGCGGCCGACGGATTGCGGGCGTAATCAAATCGTAAGTCCTCCGCGATTGTTTTTCATTTTCGGCCACGATCTGGCACCACGGCCGCGATTCTTTTTCCAAGCCGACGAACCAACCGATCAGCGTTACGATGAACGTATCTTTTCCCCATTTGCGAGCGACGAACAGGTCCAATTCGTTAAAGTAACGGATATAACGTTTTTCCGACGTATCGAAATATTTTATCCCAAGAACACAAGCGACGATATATCGCTGTTCAAGGTCAAGCTCAAACGGCCGCCCCGCCCATTTTCCTTCTTGATGCTTAAATAAACGCGCGAATTTTTGGAATGCAACGGGGTCGGCCTCCTTATAAAAGATATTTTTCCGCCCCAGCAGTTCTTCTATCAGCCTCGCGTTGTTCTTTACGTGCTGATTGTACTGCGACGGTTTTTCTTTCACATAGCCGATAAAGTCCGTTATCCATTCCCGCATTTTATCCCTCGATCTTCTTTGCCTGTTTTTCCGTAAATTTTTCCCAACGCCGAATTATCACGTCGCAATATTTGGGATCGACTTCCATCATGTAACAAATCCGTCCGAGCTGTTCGCAGG